GAACGATTACGGCGACGCCCTTAAGCTGATTATTATAGCCTGGTATGTTTTACAGCCCTTGATCGCTCAAATGAAAGCCCGGAAAAATTGACAGACCCCGAATCCCATGGCGGACCAGGTCCTTATCGACAGCTTAGTCGAATTTTACGACGAAACAGAAATCCGGGGTTTTTGGAAACAAGCCCTGGACGCCCTGGTATCGCGTTCGTCGACCATTATCCATATTACCAGTATGTCGGAGGACGGTCAGGCCAGCGGCGGGATTAATCTGTCGTCCCCAGCGGAAATCCGGGGGTTTATCGAAACCTGTAAGGGCGCGATTGCCAAGCTGGAAGGAAATAACCCCGTCGACCCTGACACCTTAGGACGGGGGACCGACTGGTCCCACCGTCGCGTTTTACCATGAATCGAACCAGAACAGTCCAGACCCTGATCGACAGGCGGAATAAAGTCGAACCGGGTTCGACTTTACAGTCGGACGGCGACCAGGTCCGCCAGGAAATCCAGGAACGCCAGCGGAACCAGTCGCCCTTTATGCTGGTTTCCGGTTATGAAGCGGCGAATAATTCCCCGTCCAGGGGTTACGTTTACTGGCCGGGGTATTCGAACGACCGGTCCGCCCTTTCGGGTATGGCGGACGCAGAAATCCGTCGACGGGTAAAATGGCTTTACGCTAATTTCGGAATGGCCAGGCGGATCGTTCGCGGCCTGTCGAAACTTTTGGGAATCCAGACCCCCCAGCCAATCACCCCGGACGACGACTGGAACGAACTGGTTTTCGATCATTTCGTCGCGACCGCTGGGTCCCCCTTTTTTTACGATCGTAAGGCCAGGTTCGATTTCTTCACGGCCCAGCCAGTGATAAACCGACACCGGTTTAAGGAAGGCCGCTGTTTCGGGGCGTTTACGAATACGACCAGCGGCGGGGCCAGGATGGTTTTTTACGAAGCTGGCCAGCTGAAAAAGGACCCGAAGCGGGAAAACGAAAAGGAAATCTGGGTCGGGGGAACTCACCTGGACGAATTCGACCGGCCAATCGGTTACGGTTTACAGGACGCCAGGGACGGTTCCCAGTATTCTTACGTCCCAGCTGGGAACGGGATTTATTATTCGAACTGGGATTCGTTCGGGGCGATCGAAGGGATAAGCGTCCTGGCCCATGCTGTCGCGAATATGGTCGACGTCGTCGAACTTCGCGGCCTGAGGAAACACGCCGCGAAAAATGCGGCCCAGCTGGGGACCGTAATCGAAAAGGACAGGGCTGTCGTAACGTCCGGGACTGGCGGACTGGGGGGTCCGCTGGTTACTCAACAGGTCGACCTGGGCGACGGAACCAGCCAGGAAGTAAAATGGGAACTTATGACCGGGCAGGGCGTCGTCCCCCGGCTGGACCCCGGCGAAAAAATCCGCCTGGTCGCGGACGATCGTCCCACCCAGAATAATCTGGATTTCGACCGCGCCCTTTTGGAAGATTGTATCCTGGGCGTCGACCTTCCCCCGTCCGCCCTGTATTACGTCGCTGGATTAACCGGACCCGCTGTTCGTTTCAATATGGAAGATATTCGCCGCTGGGTCCTGATCGAACAGCGACCCCAGGCCCTGGCGAACCAGCGTTATTACGCGGTCTGGCTGGCGAAGGAAATCCGTAAGGGCCGAATCCCCCGTTACCCTGGCGTCCCTTGGTGGCGTCAAGTGCAATGGATCGGCCAGCCCGATATGACGATCGACCGGGGTCGCGACGGACAGCTGGCGATTACCCGCCTGGACGCTGGACTTACGACCTGGGGCGACGAATACGCCTTATCTGGATTTTACGGTCGCCGGAAACTTCGCGAAAAAGTTATCGAAACGGCCTGGCTTAAGCGGGAAATCGCGACCCAGTCGGAAGCCTATGGCGTCGACCTGACCCTGGGCGAAGTCGTCCCCCGGCTTTCCGGGAAGGCGGACCAGGTTGTCGACGATCGCCTTACCGCGATCGAACAGCGAAACCAGTCGAAGGACGACCAGGCCGACGACGAAAAAGGCGAATAAACCCCAGTAAAAAAAAAATCCATGTATCACCGAATCATAAAAGCCCTTTACGCGGAACCCTGGCTGGTTTCCCCGGAAACCCATAACGCCCTGGCCCAGGGTCTGGATAACGCCCTGGCGACGGCCCCCCGCTTCGACCTGGATAAAACCGACCGCGTCCTGGCTGGCCGAATCCCCCTGGCCCTGGGGTCCGGGTTCCAGGACAGCGAGGAAGTCCAGGGCGTCGCGATCCGTAACGGCCTGGCCGTCCTTCGCGTCCAGGGCGTCCTGGGAAAACACCTGGGCCTTATGGAAATGGTCTGTGGTGGGGGTTACGATATGGCTGTCCTGGAATCCCAGCTGGTCGCCCTTCGCGACAGGGCCGACGTCCATACGGTCGTAATGATCGCGAACAGTCCTGGGGGCCATGCTATCGGCCCCCGCGATATGGCGTTACTGGCCAGGGAAATCGCGGACGATAAACGCCTGGTCGCCTGGGTCGATAATACCGCCGCGTCCGCCATGTATTACGTCGCCGCTGGGTTCGACGAAATCTATTCGCCCCCGTCCGCTGTTATCGGGAATATCGGGGTTTATTCGGTCCTGTTGGATCGGTCGAAGGAATTCGAACTGGCTGGTAAACGCGTCGAACTGTTCGCGTCGGGTCCGCTTAAGGCGTCCGGGATCGACGGGTTACCCCTTTCGATCGAACAGCGGGAATTTTTCCAGGCCAGGGTCGACGAACTAGCTGGGCCGTTTTTCGATTTCGTCCGCGAACGTCGCCCAGGCGTCGACGAAAGCGTTTTCGACGGGGGCTGGTATGGTCCCGACGAAGCCCAGGAACTGGGCCTGTCGGACGGGACCTTCCCGTCGCTTTCCCATTTACTGGCCTGGTTAAATTGACAGGGGCCGGTCCTTATCCCAAACGAACCCACCCAAAAACGACCCGTTTAAAAATGAAACTATCCAGCGAACAAAAAACCCGACTTGTTTCCCTTTTGGTTATGGTCGCCGCTTCGACGGCCCTGTCCGAATCTGAAAACGCCGAAATGAATTTCCTTACCGGGATCGCCCAGAAATCCGGCGAGTTTTCCGAAGTGATTCGCGAAGCTGGCAAGGTAAAGGCGACCGGCGACCAGGGCGACGGCGACCAGGTCGACGGCGAAACGAACGCGGACGACCAGGTCGACGGCGAAACGAACGCGGACGACCAGGTCGACGGCGAAAACGCCCAGGGACCGACGACCCGCGAAAAGATCGGGGCGAAAATTGCGGGAAGCCCCGCGAACGCCATGGCCGCGAATCGCGTCCTTACCGCTGAGAACGGACGACTTAAGGCGGAACTGGCCCAGGCTAAGTCCCAGATCGCGTCCGGCCTGGAACGGATAGGAACCCTGGAAGGCGAAAATAAAACCCTGGCGTCGAAGGACAAGTCGACCCGCGACGCGGAAGTCGAAAGCCAGGTTACCGACGAACTGGCCAGCGTCGGACAGGGCGAAAAAGAACTGGCCAGTAATTCGTCGACAGGCGGATCGCACGACGACCAGCTGGACGACATTCGCGCCCAGATCGCGGGTTCCACTGACCCGAAAGAAAAAGGTCGCCTGGCTATGAAAGCCCGAAACCTTCGCCTGGCCGCGTCCCTGAATTGACACCCCCCGATTTCCAACAGCAAAAACAACCACCCGCGACACCTTAAAAAATATCTGATATGAAACTAACCGTTCCCGAACTCCTTATGGACGTAATCCAGGCTTTTAAGGTCCGCGTCCCTGGTATTAACAATATGGGCCGCGATTTCCGCGTCCAGTCGCTGAAACTGGGCCAGGAATATAAGGCCCATATCGCGTCCGTTCCTGGCGTGACCGATTACGACGAAGATAATGGCGGGTATGAAGCGAACGCGACGGACGCCCGATCTTTACTTACGGAAGTCCCGATAACGGTCGACAAACACCGTAAGGTTTCGCTGTCCTGGCGTCACCTGGACCAGATCGCGGACCAGAAAAACGAATACGATAAGGTAATCGGAAACACCGGTTACGCCCTGGCGAAAGATGTCGTTATGTCGGTCGTCGGTAAGGCGTCCGCCCGAACCCTTTCCGAACAAACGGTCCTTACGACCGCGAACAGCGATTACGACGCTGTTTCTGGAATTCGCGACGATATGAACCTGGCCGGGGCCAGTCCTTTCGGTCGCGCCGGTCTGGTTTCGACCGCTGTCGCGTCCGCTTTACACCTGGATAACCGAATCCTGTCCGCTGATTACAAGGGCGATATGCAAGGGGCGAACGCCCACCGCGTTTTTCAGAACGTCGCCGGTTTCGGCCAGGTCGAAGAATGGCCAGAAATGCCTGATAATAGCGGGGCGATCCAGGCCCTGGATTCCGTCGCGAACGGAACCGATACCTTTACGCTGGCCGCTCACGGTCTGGAAGATGGCGACCGCGTCCAGTTTAGCGGAACCACTATTCCGACCGGCCTGGCCGCGTCGACCGATTACTGGGTCCGCGACGGGGCGACCGATACCTTTAAGGTTTCCGCGGCTTCCGACGGGGCCGCTGTTAATATCACTTCCGACGGGGCCGCTGTTTCGGTCCAGCGTCGCGAATATCTTAACGGCCTTTTCTGGGAACCCCGCGCCCTGGCAATCCTGGCCGGTATCCCGGACGATACGACCGACCTGGCCGAACGCCTGGGAATCCCCCAGGTCGTCGGGATCGAAGTCGTAACCGACCCGGATACGGGTCTGTCCATGATGGGAATTACCAGCCAGAAACAGGGAACCCTTAACTTGTTCCTTCACGTTACTATGGTCTGGGGGTCCGCTGTCGGGAAACAGCTTTCCACGAACGCCGCTGGGTCGCTTACCGATTTCGCCGGACACCGTCTTATTACCCAGTAAGGGACGGCCCCGACCGACTGATCCGAAACCTTAACGAATCGAATACCATGGGATTAAAACTTGTAATCGGCCTGGCTGAAAACCGACAGGACGCGGAAGCGGAAGTCGTTTTCCTGGGCCATGATGCCGACGAACTGGCGAAAGCCATGGCCGGGAACACGACGTCCCGATCGTTCGTTATGATTTCGAACCCGCAATACGTCGGAACCCGGAAACATAACCCGAATTTCGCTGGACCGGCCCCCCAGGTCCCCAGCGAACCAGTCGAAGTTACCGACCCGAACGCGACCCCGGTCGATACGGTCGACAGTCTGGTCGCCGGGAACGATAAGGCCGAACTGGTCGCCCTGGCTGAGTCGGAAGGCGTTCCAGTCCCGGAAAAGGCGACTAAGCCGATAATCGCGTCCGCTATCATCGCGGCCAGGGAAGCGTCCCAGGACGACGACCAGGACGACGACCAGGACGACGACCAGGACGAAACCCCGAACGATAACCAGGACGGCGACGACGGCGACCAGGACGACCAGGGCGAAAGCCAGGGCGACCAGGACGTCGATCCGACCCCGGACGCCCCCCAGTCGTAACCCATGGCGGACGAAGCACCTATCGACCAGGGTCCAGCCCTGGTCCTTCCCCCCGAAAGCCTGGCCAGGATCGTCGCCGCGTCCCCTGGGAAGCTGAAACGGAAAACGGTCGCGCCCCTGGGACCTAAGGACGAACGGGAAAAAGAATTTAAGGCCCTGGTAAAAACAGGTTCGCCGGTTTATTCAGGTTTCCCGATCCTGTCCCTGGTCGACGGTAACGGCAAGTCGACCGACCACGAATTTACGGACAAGTAACCATTTCCTGTTCGGTCCGTCCCCTGGTTCGGTCGGGGATTCGAAAGCGGTCCAGGTTTACGCCTGGGCCGCTTTTTTTTTTGACTGATCCCGACGATATGGATAAGGCCCAGCTGGACAGCTTTCGGAAAAAAACCCAGGACGCTTTCGAGTTGTCCAGACCAGCGATTTTTACTTACGACGGGGGCGACCCCCTGGACGGGTCGATCGTTTACGGAAGCGTCCAGGTTGAACTGGAACACGGTCCGAAGTCGCTTTCCGGGGTAACGATAACCGTCGATAAGGAAACTCTGGCTGGCCAGCCTAAGGTCGGGAAGTCGGTCCAGACAGTCGGACAGTCCTGGGAAATTTACGAAGTCGGGGGCCTGGATTCGACCCGCTGGATTATCAGGGCCGCGACCTTCCCAGGGGATAGGAAATAAAGGTTATGGAATCCCAGGCGACCTTCGAATATTTAACGACCAGGGAAGCGATCCGCGTCCTGGACGAATGGCTGGACAGGCTTACGCGTCGCCATTACGACGCCCAGGTAAACCCCATGGGATTACGCCTGGACGATCGCCGGATCGTTTTCCCGGTCGTCCTGTCGAAGCCTGGGGCCAGGTCCATTACCGAACCTTACCAGGTCCGACTGTCCGACCAGGGAAGTATCCAGGTCGCTTCCATGGACCCCGAACTTATGGGCTGGTCCTGGCATAGCGAAAGGAACGAACCTTCCCCGGAACCTTCCCCAGCTGGGCCGCGAAGGTCCTGGCCTTTTTTCGCAATAAAACACCCCTTTAAAAAATGAATAAGTCCCGCGTCGAACAGGGTCTGGCCGATTATATCCAGGCGAAAGTTACCGCGTCCGCCCTGGCGGACAGCGTCCAGGTTTTACCAGGGAAAACCGACCAGGGCGTCGACCCTGATAAGACAAACGTCTTTTGTATCGCGGACCGGATCGCGACGGTTCACGGTCCCATAAAAGAAGGGTTTTTCCGGTTCCAGGTCCAGAAATCAGGGAAGGCGAACGCGATCGAAGATTATCGCCAGGTCCTGGACCTGATCGACGCGGCCTTCCCGAACCAGGAAGCGGCGACATATCCCGCAGCGGTCGCCGCTGTCGACGCGACGATCCAGGCCGCGACGTCCGGGTCGAATTGTAACGGGTTCGTCCAGACGGAAGCCCAGGACCAGGAGGACGAAAGTCGCTGGGTCGACGATACGAACGTTAAAGCTGGACTGATCGAAAATTGACAGCCCCCGGAATATTATGGCAGTCACATTCGGAGTACAGAACACTTATGGATTATCGGCCCCCGCTGTCGGTTACGTTACCGAAGCGACCCGAAAGCGGACCATCGAAATTGCGACAGTCCAGAATGAAAACGGGGTAACGGTAAAAGCGAAAGCGAAAAAGCTGGTTACTGAGGAAGTAAGCGCAAAGGGTAAAGGCGACGCGGAACTGGCGGACGTCGCGGCGGGGTCCTTCGCCGCTGGCGTCGTAAAAGTAACGTCCGCGAAACAGTCCGAAACCGACGACGAATTCCCCGACTGGGAACAGTCCGGCCAGGCTTTCGATACCCTGGCATAAGTCCCACCCCCCCTTTTTTTTAATTTAACGATCCCCCATTATGGCAAACTTAGACGATACCGGAATCCAGTCGATAAATACGGCCCTGGTCGATACCTTCGAAGTCGAACGACAGCTTAAGGTTTCCGATCCTGTGACCGAATCGAACGGGGCGTTTCATGCGGCGGAAGCCTACGACCCCACCCATAATTTTTCCGCGAAAGGAATGGGGGATATTCCGGTCGCTTACGCCCTGGCTGGGGCTGGCCCAGCGATCGCCGGGATTACTGGCGGGGTTTCGATTATTACCGACCTGGAGGAAGGGAACAAAAACGACGGACATAATAACTGGGGTATGTCGGGATCGCATTTTCCAGGGGCGTCGTAAGCGTTCCAAACAGGCCCAGGGGACGGGGGCCTTAACCGATCGAACCAAAAAACCGAACTATGAAGGAAGGCGACGAAATCCGAATTATCCGCGACCGCGATGGAAACCCCCCGCTGTTCGCGGACCTTACCGGCCTGGTCGCGATCGCCCTGGCCGCTGGGTTCGATTTTAAGCCAGGGATCGACGGCCAGAAAAAAGCATTTCTGGACGCGACCGAAGCGACCCAGGCTGGTCCGAAAAGGGAAGTTACCTGGGCGTTCGATAACGCGGGTTCGATTACCTTTCGACCGCTTCCCAGGCCCCAGACCTGGACCCTGGGCGAAGTCCTGGAAAAAGCCCAGGATCGCCCATGGTTGGACAGGAACCCGGACCACCCGATAACCCTGGCCGTCGCCGCTGTTCGCCAGCTGTTATTTTTACAGCGTAAAATGGCCATGGACCCCCGGCGATCCGATACCGCGAACCCTGAGGACCCCGAACTGGGTTTCCCGCTGATTCGTCACGACCTGGTAAGGGAAGGAAACCGGAAGTATTTCGTAAAACGACACTGGACGAAGGAACGGAAGCTGGAAGAAATCCAAAAAATGAAACGCGCCAAAAAATGAACGACGAAACCGAAACGAACCAGGGGGAAGGAACCGAACGGACCCAGGCCCCGAAACCCGACATAATGGACGAAGGGGTCCGCCAGGAATTACTGGCGAAAACTCACATAAACGGGGGGCCGAAAGAATACGCGACCGAAACCGGCGACCGAATCCAGCTTCGACGGTTTTCGCTTATGACAATGGAACTTTGCGAGTTAATGCCGCTTCCAATGATGATGGACGGGGTCGACGGCCTGAGTAACCAGGACCTGATCGACCAGGTTACCGCGTTCGCCTGGATGCAATCCGAACCCCTGGAAATGGTCTGTTCGCATATCGACGCGGGGACCTGGAAAACCCCGGTTCGAATGTTTAAAGCGAAACTGGATATTCCCGTAATTTCGTTATTACTGGACGACGTCGGAGTCCAGGCGAAACAGGCCGCAGCGTCCGCGTTCGAACTGAAAAAAAAAGCCCGGAAAATGACGACCTAGAAGCGGACGAACCCCCGGAAGGTTTCCGGGGTCCTGGCTGGCTGGCGACGATTATCCTGTCGATCGCGTCGAAAACTGGCTGGTCGGAAGATTATATCCGCTTCGAACTGACCTGGCCCAGGGCTGTCCAGTATCACCTGGGGGCCGTCCTTATGGATTCCGTCCATTATTGGACCGTCGCCCCTGGTTACGGCGACGCGAACAGCGGGACGTCGTCCGCCCCGATTACGGACCAGCTGGACCAGCTGGACGCCTGGGACCAGGCTGGCGATCGGGACGACCTGGCGTTCGCCCTGGACGATTAGACTGGCCCCCTGGATATGGCAAAGGCGGAAGTTTTCGACGTCGACTATTCGTTACTTTTGGAACGGACCGCAGTCTGGGCGGGTTTAATGAAAAAGGAACTGGGGGAACTTTCCCGAACCCAGTTTAAGGGGATCGTCCGCGAAGTAATCAGGACGACCCCGCCAGGGTCCGCGAAAACCCAGGGGACAGCGGCGAAAAAATCCGGCGAAAATAAAATCCGGGGGGACGTTATGAGGGCCGTAATTCCGACCCGTTCGAACCGCGTCGATACGACCGACGTCGCCGGGGTAATCGCCCCGCTTCGAAACAGTCGCGGAACCGTCCGACGTCCTTCGAAAAAGGTCCGCGTTCCCAGCCAGGCCGCGACCGCTTACATAAAGGAAAAACAGCGAATGGTCGGTTACGTCGCCGGGGCCTGGAACCCCGCAGCGGCGAAACTGGGTTACAAGCCCCCCGCCTGGATATGGCGACACGGTTCCCCCGGTTCCATAAAAATCGAAATCAGCGACGACCGAATACTGTTTCGAGCGACGAACCGCGTTCGATACGCTGGGAATATTAAATTTTTCAAAAATCGAATCCAGGGCGCGATCGACGACCAGGCGGGAAAACTGTTTAGACAGATTTCGCACGTAACCGGGAACACTGCGAAAAAAGCGTCGATCGGGAAGTAAAAGCCATGGCAGATATTACCGCAGAACTGGACCTTGAAATCGCGAAGTTTCGCGGGGCGTTAAAAACGGCCCAGAAACAAATGGGGTCCTTTTCGAAACGCGCCGGGAAACAGGGCCAGGGAATCGGCGGGGGCCTTAAGTCTGGCGTCCTGTCCGCGTTTAAGACAGTCGGCCCCGCCCTGGCTGGTATCCTGGCCGCTGTCGGGATCGCTAAGGCTGGCCAGGTTATCGGGGGCGAATTCGCCAAGTCGATAAAATCAGCGGCGGAACTGGAAAAGCTGGAAATTTCCTTCGAAGTCCTGACCGGCGACGCGGACCAGGCGAAAAAAACCCTGGGCGAACTTCGCGAACTGGGGGCGTCGACCCCCCTGGAATTTTTCGACCTGGCCGGGGCCGCGAAACAGTTACTGGCGTTCGGGGAATCAGCGGAAAACGTCCCGGAAGCCCTTCGCCGGATCGGGGACGTTTCGACGGCGATCGGTGCGCCTATCGGGGAAATTGCGGAAATTTACGGTAAGGCCAGGGTCCAGGGGACTTTATTCGCGGAAGATATTAACCAGCTTACGGGACGCGGGATTCCGATTTTACAGGAATTCGGAAAACAGCTGGGGGTCCCTGTCGACCAGGTAAAGAAAATGGCCAGCGAGGGAAAAATTACGTTCGATATGCTGGAACAGGGGTTCCAGTCCATGACCGGCGAAGGGGGCCAGTTTTCGGGAATGATGGCGCGACAGTCGAAAACCCTGGGCGGACTGTGGTCGACGTTTAACGACCAGCTTACCGAATTACGCCTGGCCCTGGGCGAACCGATCGCGGACGCAATCCGCCCGATCCTGGCGAAGGGGATCGGTCTGGTTTCGTCCCTTAAGGAACGCGTCGCCGCAGCTGGGGCCGCTATCGGAAATATGGTTAAATATATCGTCGCCGCGTTCCAGACCCTGGGGTCTGGCGACCTGGTAAACCTGATAAAAACGGCCCTGATCCTGGCGTTTAAGGCGGGTATGAATTTCCTGTGGAAAACCTTAAACGCGACCTGGTCCGCAATGGGAACCCACATGGTCCAGAACTTTAAAACGGCGATCGAACTTTTTAAGATACTTACAAAAAAGGATTTCTGGAAAGGTATGGGCCAGGCGTTCCTGGCTTACGGCGACGCCCTTCGCGCCCTGTTGCTTAATGCGATCGCGTCGTTACTGGAAGGGGCCGCGAAAGTCCCAGGCGTCGCGAAGCTGATCGGGGACGCCCCGGAAGCCCTTCGCGAAATGGCCGACGACGCGAAGGACAGCGCAAAGTCCAGGACGGACGAAGCTGGCGACCTGTTGGAAGGCCCCGCAATGGCCGCAATGCAAGCGATCGCGGACCAGGCGAAAGCGGTCGCCGCGTCCTTCCAGGAAGGGTTCCAGGATACCCAGGACGTTTTCGACACTTCCGAACAGATCGCGGAACTGGCGAACGCGTCCGCCCGAATCCAGGCCCAGGTCGCGTCGAACCAGGCGGACGCGGCGGACGCGGCGGAAGGGTCCGGCGAAGGGGAAGGCGATAAAATCCCGTCCCTGGAAAGTAAGCGGAAAGTCCAGGGAACCCTGGCCGGGGGACTGGGTTCCCTGGGGTCCGCGATTTCCCTTTTAACCGGGGGGTCCGGCCAGAAACTGGTCCTGGACCAGGCGAAAGCCCAGACGAAACAGCTGGCCGACGTAAACGCGACCCTTACCGATATTAAGAATAAGAAACCCGTCGCGCCCCAGATAATCGTCCAGGGCCGTCCGGTTTTCGCGAACGCGTAAGATTATGGGACAGGTAAGAAATCAGGGAATAACCGGCAAAGTATCCCGCGAAGGTCTGGCGACCTTTACGGTTCCGTATTTCGTCGACACGTTGGACGAAGCGTTAAACGCTGGGGACGGGGCGTTCCTGGGGATACCGCTTTCCGAACGAAGTTTTACCGAACGGAAAGGCGGGGAAGGCCATGGGTTCGATTGCGTCGTTTCTTATGAGGGATTAGAGGAAACGAAGGAATCAGGCGACCAGGAAACTTACGAATGGCGGGGATCGTTTTCTAAGGAACCGATCGAAACCCACCCGAAAATAAACGACCTGATCGCGACTTATGGCGGACGGATCGGGGCGGACGGAAAGGTTACCTGGGACCCTAAGTTACCGGAAGGGTCGACCGCTGGAACCGGCGAAGGGTTGGATTTGGGCGAGGACGCCCCGGAAACCGAAAAAAACCCCATGTATGGAAACGATACTTACCTGGTCCTGGGGGCGATATTTTCCAGGACGCGGGTCGTAAAGGATATTCCCGACGACGTCCTGGAACAGATCGGGAAAATTTATTCGTCGATCCCCTGGGGAAACTTCCCGACCCCGACCGGTCGCGACTGGCTGGGAATGGCCCCGACTATTTCCCAGCGGGGGAACGCTTTCGAAATTTCTGATAATCTCATGTTATCCGCCCCTGGGGGCTGGCCGAAACCGATCCACGAATTGATTACGGTTTAAGGTTATGGCGATCCCGCGATACCTTTACCCGAACCCCGGCGACGACGTCGACGAATACGTCGACCGACTTACGGCCTGGGCCGAATCGACCGACGTCGTAATCGGTTCCCCCGGTCTGGAACTGATCCAGAACGAACTGGGGACCGCTGTCGTTTATAAACCCCGGAACGCCTGGGATCATCCTTTCCGGGTTTCCGCGTCGTCGTCCAGGGTCCAGGTCGCCCTGGGGTTTTTAAATGACCAGATACCCCGGATAAACGGGGTAACCGTCGACGGGATCGACGCGAACGAAAAGCCTGTCGACGTCCCCCAGCTGGCGATCGAACCCAGCGAGTCGACCGCGTCCTGGGTCTGTCTGGCCCAGCTGGTCGACGACGACGGCGAACCTGTCGCCCCAGCTGATAACCCGGAAGCCCTTACGATCGTCCACGTTACCGGCGAGCTGGACCCCGCTTTTATCCAGGGCGGGTATCCCGACGATATGGGGATCGGTTTACAGCCACTGGCCAGGCTGTCCTGGCGCGACGGGAACCTGGCCAGGGTTTTCCAGATTGTTTACCATAACCTGGGACACCGGTTTAAACAGGGCACCGGCGATCGCCCTGGCCGACATTTCTTTTTTGCCCAGGGGTAACGATGCGCGACGACGTCCAGGATTACAGTTTTACGATCGACCCGACCGTCGATTCGATCGCGGTTTCCGCCTGGGTCGAAATCGTCGAACGCGTCGCCAGGAATCGACCAGTAAGGTTCGACGTCCTGGAAAAAGGCCGGTTTCGACACCCCTGGAACGTCGCCTTACGCTGGTCCGCTGATAACGAACGCTGGGAATCGAACGTCGAACCTGGATTCGTAAACGGCCTGGACGCGACGATCCGGCTGGACGCCCAGGACGCCCCGCCCGAAACTGTCGCCAGGGTCCAGGGGTCCGACGAAAAGCCCCCCAGCGGACGCGTCGACGCCAGGCTTACCGAATTCCCCTGGTTCCCTTTGAGTCGCGAAAACTGGCGAACGGTCGGAACGGACGCGATCGGACTGGAACTGGAAAAGGTCCCCGACTATTTCGTAAAGCTGGGCGTCCGGGAAGGGTCGACGATAAACCAGTCCCCGACCGGGGTTTCGGTATCGACCCCCGACAATACGGAAGGCCCCCGGCGATTACTTCGCGCCCAGGAAGTAATTTTAACCCAGGATCGCCCCGCCCTGGTCCCGACGATCGGGTCGGACGGCGGGTTCGCGACTATCGACTTTACATTATCGCCCCCAGGTCGGGAACGATCGTTCGTTACGTTCGTCCCGTCCTGGGAACCTAAGGCCGAAATCGAAGGGCTGGCCATGTTAAGCGGGGCGACCGACCAGCCCTTCGAACAGTTACAGATCGCGACGGTTTACCTGTTGAGTATGGACGGCGAACCGGACGGGGCCGACGTCGACGAAAGCTGGACCCCGTTCCTGGCCCATAAAGTTTTCTGGAACCTGAATTACGAAAATAATATCGACCTTAAGGCTACCCCAAAGTTCGAAAGGTATCCGGTCCCGATCCCCCTGGCCGGGGGCGTCGCCCAGCCAGTCGTCGACGCCCTGGTCGACGGGGTTACGGACGCGGCGAACGCGGCCCTTTCCCTTTTGAACGATTCGAAGGTCGTCGGTAAATTCTGGATTATCTAACCATGGCGGACGAAAACGAAAACGACGGGTTCGGCCTGGACAAAAAAAACCGCCTGGAATATCAGCGACGGGAACGCCTGGAAGGACGCCAGCCTGTCCGCCTGGAACCCGACTTCCCGTTCGTCGCGTCCCCCGCGTTCGATCCCGACGTTTTCGATATTCCCGCGAATCCCAGGGTAAAAACAGACCTGTAAAATTTACGACGTTTTCGCTTGCCAGGTCCCGTAAAATTTACGATAATCGGGTCCTATGAAAACCGAACTTTTCACCGGCCTGGAATTAGAAAACCCCCGACTGGCCCAGCTTACGATCGAACAGGAAATCCCCGTTATGGTTTCCGCGAACCGTTTATGGGATAATAAGCGGGGACGCTGGAAGAATATCCCCCAGTATTTAAAGGACCAGCCCCGCCTGTTCTTGGATTCCGGGGGGTTCGTCGCAATGAAGGACCCCGGTCCCCGTAACGGTTTCCGTTTTTCCCTGGTCGATTACTGTCGCCTGGTCGCGGAACTTAAACCCGACGCCTGGGCGTCCTGCGATTATTGCGTCGAACCTGAGGTAATCGCCCAGGGACCGTCGATTATGGACCGGATCGCCGGAACCGTCCAGAACCTGTCCGACCTAAACGAGCTGGCCGACTGGTTCGAAATCCCCCGCCCCGTCCCTGTTTTACAGGGCTGGGAATCCTGGCATTACGAAGCCTGTCTGGATATGTTCCACCGTTTCGAGTTTTCGAAAAAAAAAGGCTGGCCCCCCGTTATCGGGATCGGTTCGGTATGTCGCCGCGATATGGCTGGATCGGACGGCCTTCGCGAAATCCTGGCAAAGATTACGCCAGCCCTTCCAGTTGGGACCGCTTTACACCTGTTCGGGGTAAAGGGGAAAGCCCTGGGCGAATTCGCGGACGACCCGAAAATCGCGTCCGTCGATTCCATGGCCTGGGCCATGGCCGCACGATGGGAAGCGAAACGCGCCGGGATACCCTGTTCGGTCGATTTTAAAATCCAGCATTTCAGCGCCTGGCGCGACCGGAACCTGGCGAACGCCGCTTAATTTTTACCGACCTGATATTATGAAAATGAAACGATACCCGAAGGAAAACGAAGGACGCCTGGCTTACCGGATCGCTAAGTCCTGGGTCCAGGATTGCGTCGACATTATCGCCCAGCGTCGCGATCCCGCGAAGCTGTCCGCCCTTATGGATCGAGGCTGGGTCGGGACCTTTATTTACGAATGGGAGGACGAACAGGCTGGGGCGGAATTACAGATAACGAAAGCGGCCCTGGTTCGTATTCGTCGCCAGGCGATCCGGGAAGCGGGGGCGATCCTGACCGGTTCGGAAATTTACAGCCATATCGTCGCCCATTTCCGCGACCGCAAAGTCCGCGACGACGCCCAGGCCCTGGCCGATAAGAAAGCGGCCAGGGACGCCAGGCGGAAGGAAGCGTCCAGGCTGGCGAACGAACGGAATATCGAACGAGGTCGGAACCTTTCGACCCCAGTCCGTCGACATAAAATCTGGGATAAGCTGGAAGGAATCCAGGCCCCTTAACCGAACGAAAAAACCGAAATGATAAAATTAGAATACTGGAACGAAAAAGCCTGGAACGCCGCTGGGGAATTCCCCAGCGACAGGATCGCCTGGCTTTCCCTGGGCGAAGATAACGACAATTACAGGACGCTGGACGAAGCGGGGGACGTAATAACGGACCGGGGGCCGGATACGAAAGTCGAACCGGGTTCGACTTTAAACGACGACCGCGACCAGGGCCTTTCGTTCGCCCTGGTCGTCGACGCCCTGGTCGATTCTGGCGTCCTGGAAGCTGGCTGGGAATTACGGATCGGTCCGTCCGGTCCGGGGGCTGTCTGGGTCCTGTATAGCGAACCGCGAAACCGTTACCTGGCGTTCCCGAACGATCGCGAACTGTCTGGCCCCTTGCTGGACCTGTTTATCCAGACAGCCCTGGCGAACGCCCCGGAAACCTGTCGCCAGGTATGCCTGGCGGACCCCTTCCCAGGGAACGCCCCGTCCTGTCCAGTATGCGGACGCGGGACGTTTCACCGGTCGACCGGCTGGGCCTGTCTGTCGATCCTTCCAGGTCGGAAATAGACCGAACCCGTAAAACGTATGGAAAAGAAAAAACGAATTCTAGTAACGGGGGCCTGTGGTTTTATCGGTTCCCATTTCGTCCAGCTGATCCTGGAAAGGACCGACTGGGAAGTCGTCGCGCTGGTCGGACTGAAATACGCCAGCGACGTAAACCGGCTGGCGTTCGTCGGTCGCGAAGCTGGCTGGGAACGCCTTACATTTATTTATCACGACCTAAGGGAACCGATCCCGGACCAGGTCGTCGATCGAATCGGTTCGGTCGACTATGTCGCGACCTTCGCCAGCCAGTCCGACGTCCAGCGGTCCCTGGATAACCCAGCGGAATTCGTAAAGGAAAACGTCGCGATCGCCCTGTCGATCCTGGAATACGCCAGGATCGCGAAACCCGAAAAGTTTATCCTGGTATCGACCGACGAAGTTTTCGGCCCAGCGGCCCCCGGATCGTCCGCCCTGGAATGGGACCCCCATGTCCCATCGAACCCTTACGCGGCCAGCAAGTCCGCCCAGGAAGCGATCGCGATAAGTTACTGGCGTTCGTATGGGGTCCCGGTCCTGATTACAAACACGATGAACAATTACGGCCCAGGCCAGCACCCCGAAAAATTCGTCCCGAAAGTCGTCCAGGCTGTCCTGGCTGGAACCCAGGTTCGAATCCATGGCGAACCCCATCCCCTGGGGGGCTGGTCCGCTGGGTCCAGGGTCTGGTTACATGCAAGGGACCACGCGGACGCCCTGGCCTGGATACTGGAAAACATAACCCCGGCCAGGTTCGGGGACAGCGATCGACCCGATAAGTTTAACGTCGCCGGGGAAGTCGAAGTCGATAACCTGGAACTAGCGGAACGGATCGCGGACGCCCTGGACCTTCCCCTGGATTACGCCTGGGAAAATTTCCACGCGTCCCGCCCTGGACACGACCTTCGCTATTCGCTGGACGGCCAGAAACTTTCGGACGCTGGCTGGAAGCGTCCCAGGACATTCGCCCAGGGACTTCGCGAAACGGTCCAGGCCCTGGCGAAGCGTCCCCCCGAAAAATCCCAGGACGATCCAGACCGCGACCCTGTCGACCAGGCTGTCCTGGACACCCTGGAAGCCTGGGCCGCTGATAAGTCCCGGAAGGACGGCGGGGGGTTCGACTTCCAGCTGGAAAAGGGATTCGGGTCGACGGTCGACCTGGCCAGATACGCGCCCCCGATCCCGTTAGAACTGGCCAGGCGAATTACGGCCAGGCGACGTTTCCGCTGGGACGTTTTCCAGTTGGGCCTGTCTGTCGTCGAAATGGAAACCCGGACCGAACCTGGGACCCTGGCCGACGAAACTTTTACCTTTCGCGTCGCTATTGATCGACGCCCTTAACCGAAAAACCAAAAAATGAAAAACAGGAAAACGATACTATTCGATCGGGATAACGGCGAAGTCGCCGGGGTCGCGAATCACGACCCCGACCACCCGGACGCCCAGGCGATCGGGGTCCCTGGTCCGACCAGGGCCTGGGGCGACTTGATAAGCCAGGACCCCGAACGGTTCGTAATGGTCGGAACGGACGCGATCATAACCGGCCAGGAACTTCGCGACCGGCGAAAGGCCCTTAAAATGACCCAGGAAACCCTGGCGTCGATCCTGGGGAAATCTAAGTCGATAATCGAAAAGATGGAAAGCGACAGCCCCAGCGGGGTTCCCGTTACGGGGTCGGTCGCGTTCCATATCGACCAGGTTTTAAATCAGCTGGAAGGGGCGAAGCCATGACCCAGCCAGGTAATAAGAAACCGACAGGACGACCGAAAGGTTACGGCCAGGCCGTCGCCTGGATCGCTGGCCAGCGACACCGGGGGTTTTCCTGCGATAACGCCCGGGCCCTGGTCGGGTTCCTGTGGTCGAAGCCAGGCGACCGCGTCGCCCAGGACGTTCGACGCGACCAGGCGATTTTACGGAAGGGGGCGAAGCCATGAAACGCCGCGAAATAATTAAGGGGACAGCCCTGTCGATATTCGCGGCCCTGGTCGATCGGGTTCCCGACGTCCAGGCGAAGTCCTTCGACGACCTGGTCGTCCTTTCCCCGGATCATATCGACCCAGTCGCCCCGCTGGAAAACGGCGAAACTGTCTGGGAACTGGAATTTTCATTCCAGGAACGAAAGGTCCGGGACGGCGACGGGAAGGTCGTCGCGACCTGGGTCGACCCGAACGTCCGAACGATCCTTACGAAACATTACCGAACGGATCGCCTGGACCCTGATCCGTTCGCGAATATCGGACGGATCGTTCCCGTAAAACCCCCAGGATTTCCCGACCTGGCCCCTGGTCGCGACTGGCTGGGGATCGGTCCCAGGATTAACCAGCTGGGCGACGAATCCCGTTTCCGCTGGGAAGTCCGCGAAAACTTCCAGCTTTCCCCGGAAGGGGGCTGGGGTCCCCTATACGAAACGGGGTTCCTGGATACCCGCCTGGCGGAACCATGGAAGGGGGACGAATGAAACCCGCGAAAACGAAAACCCCGGAAGCGGCGATAATCCGCGAAATCGACAGCTGGACCGACGACCAGGTAAAGGAATATCGTCGCCTTACCCGGGTCGAAAAAAAGGCCCCGAAAGTCGCTTACCTGAGGGTAAAGAATAGTCGACGGAAGTCCGGTTAAACCTTCCCGGCGACCCAGTCCAGGCCCCCAGCTTCCGCCCCGTTTCCCCAGGGGGGCCTGGCTGGGTTTTTGACTGGGGCGAACAGGAAGGAAAATGGAAGCCTTTTTATTCGCATCGCTAAACCGTAAGACGCTGGCCCCGACCCTGGGGGATACTGGCTGGACAGCCCCGGACTTTTTCCTGGGCGATAAGTCGAAAATTACGTTACGACTAACCCAGAATATCGGGGGCCGGGAAATCGAAGTCGACCGGACGATCGAATCTATTCGCTGTTCGCTGGGCCGCGTCGACGCCAGGCCGACAGGCGGGACGTTCGCCCTTAAAATCGAAGGGACAGGCCGCGAATTTACGGTGGAGTCCGCGACCGACACCCTTACGGCCCTGGCCCATGGCCTGGCGGACGGCGATCGCGTCCGGGTTTCGTCGAATGACGTTTTACCCGCTGGCCTGTTCGCTTCGACTGATTATTACGTTAAGGCCGCGACCGCGAACGACTTCCAGCTTTCCCTTTCGGACGGCGGGGCCGCTGTCGACTTTACCGATAACGGAACCGGAACCCATACCCTGGAAAACTTAAGCGTCGACGTCGACTTCGACGATACCGCAGCGACAGCGGCCCAGGATTTCCAGGACGCGGTAAACGGCCTGGCCGACGTCGGGATCGGGAAAGTTTATTCCCCGGTCGCGGTCGAAGTTAAGGACGGTTCCTGGATCGCGACCGGCCCCGACCCGATCCCGTTCCTGGTCGCGGCGAATTCGCTGGCCCCGGTTACCTTCGCCAGGATCGCGACTTATTCGTCCGACGACGACCAGGTTACCGAAGTCCGCCTGGTCCAGGCCCCCGTCGCGTTCCAGTCCGCTTACGCCCAGGTCGTCCCGAAATCCCCGTATTTTATAAACCCTTCCCCCCAGGACGGCGGGGAATTCGGCGAAAACGTATGGCCGGAAATAAAAGCCCTGGCCGTCCCCCCGAACTTTCGCGGGTCGTTCCAGGTCCGGCGATCGGGAAAGCGGTCGACCTTGCTTTCGAAGTCGGACGGGTCCCGCCAGATAAAAACGGCCCTGGACCCCCTGGCCGACGACGGCGGGGAATTTACCGTTACGAACCCCAGGGCGAACGTCGCCCATATTCGATACGACGGGACAATGGAGGGGATAAACTGGCCGGACGACGACCTGGAAATCGTCGTTTTCGACGCCCCGGCTGGCGACTTCCAGATCGACCTGGACCAGAATACTTCCCAGGCCCTGGCGATCCTAAGGGCTGGCGATAAGGTCCCCCTGGTCCTGGAATTAGAGGTTACCTATCAGGACGAACAGGACGCCCAGATAAAACACCGGTCGACGTTTACCCAGGACGTAACCTTCCGTCGCGAAGTCGGCTGGGACGAACTGGAAAACACCCCGAACCAGGAATGGTTACGGCCCCCACTTCCGAACGATTATTACCCTTTCAACGCGACCCAGGTAATTCCGGGCCAACAGCATTACCCCCAGGTTTTCGGTAACGGAACCCTGGACCCAGCGGTAATCGCTCACGGTCTGAATACTGAGGAAATCGCCAGCGTCGTCGTTCGCCAGAACGTCGCCGGGGGTCGCGCCCTGGTCCATGGTTCGGACTATACCTGGACGATCGACAACGCGAACCAGGTAACGATCCAGGTCCTGGCGAATTACGGAACCCCTGGGGTCGATACCCTGGTCGCCCTGATTACGTCCGCTGGGCCGGTTTCCGCTTTTGTCGATAATATCGAAATCGAACTGGGCCAGGTAAACGGCCTGGGCGAACTTTTGGACAGTATGTTATCCGATATTAAGGACCTTAAATTACTGGCCCCGTCGAAGGTCCTTTCCCGGACTGAGGATTTAAAAGGCGGGTCGACCTGGTTACTTCCCCCGGTTTTCGACCTGTTCCCGCTTACCCAGGCCCCGGTCCTGGAAGCGACCCCGGAAAAAATTTACGATATTCCCCAGGAAGTTTTCCAGGACGCGTTCGGGCGAACCCGTCGACCTGGGGCGTTACTTCCAGCGGTCCACGACGAAGCCCCCGAAAGCCTGGACGCGATCCTGGTATCCGGCGAACTTCCCGAAAGCGACGCGTCGCGTAAGGGGAAGGTATTCGTAAACGACAGCGGCGGAACCGTCGATATTCCAGGCGGGGGCGGACGACTGGGTCGGACCCTGGGCCTTAACGATTACCTGGCGGACGACGGACGGTTTTTTTACAAGGTCGTCCCCTATGGCGTCCAGGCGGGAACAGTCTTTACGGCTGAGTCCCCCCAGGCTTTTACAGGCGACGACGCGGACGACTTGCTTACGATCGTCGGCCATGGTTTCGCGGACGACGAACGCGTCCGGCTTTACACGACCGGAACCCTTCCCGCTGGGCTGGCCCTGGCGACGGACTATTACGTCCAGACAATCGACGACGACACGATCCAGTTACTGGACGACCCAGCTGGGAACGCGGTCGACCTGACCGACACCGGGACCGGGGTCCATACGGTTTTCCGTCCCGACCTGTTTACTTCCGTCGATCATCGCCTGGACAATGTCGACCGCGTCCAGCTGTCGACGACCGGAACCCTTCCCGCTGGCCTGGTCGCGGCGACGGACTATTATGTCGCTGGGCGGACCGCGTCGACCTTTACCCTTACCCTGGCCGGAAGCCTGGCGACGATCGACGCGACCGACCTGGGAACTGGGGACCATACGGTTACGAAACAGGGCGACGTTTCGTTTTATCCCGTCGACTTCGAACGGACGCTGTTCGACGTCGCGGTAAACGATCAACAGTTACGGATCGGGAAGGTATTCGAAACGCTGTTCGGCCTGGAACTGGCCCTGTTAAAAGCGACGTCGAAAGTTACTTGTGTCCTGGTTATCGAAATCGGGGATATGCCCCAGGACCTGACCCCGGCGACGCCAGGGTTTAACATTAAAAACGCGGTCTGGCGTCCGTCCCCAGCTGTCGAAATCCCGCTTACACTTACGCCGGTCCCTTCCCGCCATGTCGCCGGGGTTCGGATTAAACGGACGCTGTCGGGGATAACCCTGGACCAGCTGGTTTACGATAACGTCGCCGGGGGAACTGGACCGGACGCGGCGAACTTCGCCTTACGCGCCAGGCTGGTCCGGTTCGATACCGAAAACGACGTCGTCGACGCCAGGGGGTTTATCGCTGTCGTCGGGGCCGATATGGGCCTGGACGGTTCCAGGACCCCGGACCTGGGAATCGCGACCATTAAATAATTTTTACCATGGAAAAACCCATAATTGATATTCGAACGTCCGCCCTGGGCGGGGAAGTCGGGGAAGCGTTTACGTTTATCCCCCAGGCGACGAACGTAACCCCCGAAAGCTGGAAGGTTTTTGGACTTCCGACAGGGCTGGCCGCGAACGCCGCGACCGGCCAGATTACCGGAACCCTTCCAGCTGGGGTTTATATCGTCGCCCTGGTCGCCCGAAAACTTTACGCCAGGGCGTTTACGGTCGCGAACGGGACGGACCTTTTTACTTCCCCAGGGAATTCGTTTTCGGAATGGGATACCGTTAATTTTACCGGGGCGGACCTTCCCGCCCCGCTGGAAGCTGGCGTCGATTATGTCGTCCGCGACGTCGACCAGGCGAACGGAACTTTTCAAGTCGCCACTGTCCAGGGCGGGGCCGCTTTGAATATTACGGACGACGGGACCGGGGTCCAGGCTGTCGCCGCTGTCGTCGACAGCGACCAGGAAAATATTATTATCGCGGGGTATCCAGTCGTCGCGGACGTCGACGAAGTCGGGGACGACCTGGCCGTAAAGGTTAATTTCGATATGGTTACCGGTAAGGTAACGATCCCAGGAACCGACGAAGTCCCCTGGGGACCCCCAGGGATCGAAGATGGAATCCAGCGGGCCGCGTTACGCGTGAAACAGTCCGACCGGTTTCCGATCCTTTTGGGCGTTACCAGGGAGGACGGGACATTACAGGACCTTCCCCTTACTACGATCCGCATAGGAACGAAGGAACGCGAACCCGAAAACAGGCTGGTCCTGACTGAGTCCGAAACCGATTTCCTTAAGGTCGGATCGGGGAAGGCGACCCGATACCGGATAATGGTCCATTGCGATAAGGCCAGTTTCGCGAAGGTCCTGGCGAATTACGAAAGCGACGGCGGGACGTTTTACGACGCCCTGGGGGAAATCGCGATCGGGATAATTTACGACCTGATCGAATACGACCAGACCCAGACCCAGGCCCTGTCGAATGTTTCTGGCGGGGCGACTTTGAACCAGACATTTAATTACGTCGACCTTCCGAAACCAGGGACAGCGAAACCGTATATTCTGGACCTGGCCCTGGCGTTTCCGAACCAGCCTGGCCAGGACGTTACGTTCCAGCGGACCCTGGCCCTGGCCTGGGACGGGAACCTGTTCCAGGTCGACAACCTGGTCGGGACGAATACCGACCAGGGGACCGACGAAGCCCCCCACTGGCGTTCGACCTTTTCGAACCTGTCGGTAAGCGGGAACGCGTCCGGGGTTTCCGTCGCGACCAGGGTCCAGACCAGCGGCGGGACGACCGAACTGGTTATCGTCGTCCCCCTTAATTTCCTAACGGTTTCTGGCGGGGGCGTCCTGACCGGGGACCCTTACAATTACAATCCCGAAGAATTCGATTTATGGCATATTCTGTATGGAAGCGGCCAGGGCGGGGGAAACTTCGATATGCCTTTAAACGACGGGTCCCCCATGTTATGGGAGGACGGCGACGACGCGGCCAGTATCCAGGCGAAGGTCCAGGCCGTAAGCCCCCTGGCTGGCGACCTTACGGAAGTCCGCCTGGTCGACGGAAGTAACCAGGTCGTCCTGGTCGTAAAATCAGATTCCCAGCTGGGCGGGGTTTCGTCCGCCTGGGGTTCCGCCCCGACCTGGTTACGCCAGGAAGTCCAGGGCGACGTCCATAACGCGACCGTCCAGGCGCATTTATACGCGAACGCGAACGCCGGGGAGGAACAGCGGAAGTCCAGCGAAACCTTAATTTTCCGAATCGAACGCGACCTTAACCCGGACTGATGAACCACCCGACCGCAGTTTTACACGCTTACAAGGGCGTCCCGATCGGACGCCTGGCGACGGCCCCCGACGATTCCGGGACCCCGTCCGTATGGTTCACTTACGAACGCGGGGTCTGGTTTTACAATACGGCGACGGTTCGCCGCGTCGTCCAGGTCGGGGACCTTACCGTCGCGGACCATTACGCCCTGGACTGGACGACGCCCGACAAATGTAACGCCCTGGCGATCGCCCCCCGACCCGATTATCCGATCGGCGACCAGACAGCGGCCCCGGACGGCCCCCTGTGGTCGGTTTATGATCCCCCTTGTAAAGTCTGGGACCCCGCCCCTTAAATTCGCCGGGGCCTTTTGACGTCGACCGGTCGGTATGATTGGAATTATAGTTACGTCTCACCCCGGCCATTTTCATTTTATCCAGGACAGCCTGGCCGCGATCGACGCCCAGGTCCCCGACCGGGGACTGTTCCAGAAAATCCTGGCCCTGGATAACACCCCGCCCGATTACGACCCCCCCGTTTCCGCTGGCTGGAAGGTCGTCCGGGGAAGCTGGGGAAACCCCGGCCAGGCCAGAAACGCGGCCATGGCCGAAGTCGCCCCCGCCTGTTCCTGGGTCCTTTTCTGGGATTCCGATAACCTGATCCCCCAGGGTTACCTGGCGAACGGTATCGCCAGGACCCGGACGGCGGGGGAAAACGTCGGGGTCCTTTACCCCCAGATTATGGTCCAGTCCGTCCCCAGGTCGAACGACGTAACCGGCGATCCGCGCCAGTCCTGTTTTACGGATACCTCTGGTTTTTGGCGGGTCGACGCCCTTAACCATATCGGGGGCTGGGAAACCAGGCTTTCCCGCCTGGAAGATTACGAACTGGGCGGACGCCTTAAGCGGTCTGGCTGGGAACTTCGCCCCCTTAATTACGAACTGGAATTACACGAACACGGGGACCGGCGAAGCCATGGCCAACGATTCCAGGACGCGGTCTGGAATTGTCGGTCCCTGGGCGTCCTGATTATTTTCTGTGGGGACGTTCGGTTACTGGACCGCTGGGTCCCAGCTGTCCAGGCCCTGGAACTTCCGATCCATTGCGGCCTTACGGTCGTCGATAATTCGTTTTCGACGACCTTCGCCAGGAAGTTACGAACGGCCCTGGGAAAGGTCGAAGGACGGTTCGAACGCGTTACCGTTTTAAAGGGCGACACCTGGCCCCGCTGGTCCCAGCTGGATCGGTTCGGCCTGATCCATAACCTGGTTTCCTGGGCCTATACCAGGGGCGTCGAAGCGACCCCGGAAGATACGATCCTAACCTGGGAGGACGACGTTTTCCCCCACGAAATCGAACCAGCGGCGAAGAAACTGGCCCAGCGAATTATCCCAGGGGCCGCGAACCGGATCGCCGCGTCCGCTGGGGTTTACGCGTCCAGGGATAACCCTGGGGTCGCGGTCGCGACGACGGTCCCTGGTCGCTGGTCGAAGGCCCCCAGGATCGCGGGAATTCCCCGGACGGCGATCCAGGTCGCCGGGGTCGCTGGCGGGTTTACGGTATGGTCCCGCCCCGCCCTGGAAGCCTGTCCGATCCGGGGAACGAAAAATATCGGGAACGCCCTGGAACCTTACGTCCTGGGATGGGACGGCGAAGTATCGCGACGGTTACACGAAAAGGGCTGGGGTTTTAACCTGGAAGGGTCGGTAACGTGCGACCATTGGACGGACCGGGGGAAGGGGAAGAAACGGACGACCAGCTAGTCCAGGCGTCCAGCCAGGTATCCAGGACCTGATCGGTAAATTTCCACATTCCCGGAAGCCCCAGGGACCAGGCGAACGCCCCCCCTGGGGCCGGGGTAAATTCCCCGAACCAGGGTTCGGGGTCCGCGTCCAGCATATCGACCGAAACGAACGGGGTATCCAGGCCATGGGCCAGTTTCGACGCGTAAGCCAGGTTCGATTCGGGACGCCTGGGTCGTTCCTGAGTAACGCGGACCGAAACGTCCTGGATCATACCCTGGGCGTCCTTCCAGTCCGGGGTAAAAAAACCGAACCTGGGTTCGGGAAAGTTTCGGTTTATTACGACGATGAACCGGGGCGAACCGGCGACGAAATAGATTTTTACGTCCAGGGGGATCGTCCAGGTTCCCAGGGGACTTTTCGCGAACTGTTCGACCAGGATCGTAAGCGGAATTCGCCGGTTATGTTTCGACCAGGTTTCCCAGTTTTCACGATAGGCCGCCAGGACCCTTTCCCTGGTCGTCGAACGACGGCCCATTACGTCGACGAAACCGTCCTGGGTTTTTACCAGGGCGAAAAGTCCCCTGGCTGAATGTAACCCGTTCGGTTTTACGATCGCCCTGGAAGGGATTCGAAGGTCGTCCAGCTGGTCCAGGCTTTCGATAGTCTGGAAGGTTTCCGGGACAGGAATCCCCCGCCCCTGGGCGAAGTCCTTCCCCAGGGCCTTATCGTCCAGCCCCCAGGGAAAGTCCGGGAATTGTTCCTGGTATCGACGGCGGAAGTTTTCGTAAATCGGATGGGATTCCATACCGTCCGGGTCCTGTCTTTTGACAGCGTCGCGTTTTTAATGAAAACCCGACTTTTGTTTTTCGCTGTTTCAGTCCTGGCCCTGGTCGCCCTTCCCTGTTGCGCGACTTCGCGAACTGATCCCGGACCGATCCTTCCCGCTGGTCCGGCCCCGGCGACCGACGACCTGTTCCCCCAGGACGAAGCCCCGACGTTCGGGGACCACGTTCGGAACGCTGTTTCCCGCGTTAATATCGCCGGGGAAATCCGCGACGGTATGGTATGCGTAAGGGCGACGGTCCAGGGGATCGGTCCCGAAATCTGTATCGGTTTCGTTCCCCGGATCGGGTCCCTGTTTTCCAATCCGATCCGTCCCCTGGCCCTGGACCCTTTCAAGCCATGACCCCCGCCGAAAAATTTATCCCGACCGAACCCCGGTTCGACTATCGGAAACCGGTCCATAAACCGGTAAAAAAACCGGTCCATAAACCGGTAAAAAACTTTCGGACTGTCGACGCTTCGACGGTCGAAAATCAGAAAACCGAACAGTGAAACCACACCAAAAAAGAAAGCCCAGGGGACGGAAGTCGAAGGGAATCGAACCTTACGAACCAGGTCTGTTTCGTAAGGTCGCGATCTTTCGCGAAGTCTGGGGCAAACGTAATACCATGAAAGAAAAACTTAATTCCAGAAAAGCCTGGTTCGTCCTGGCTATGAATATCGGCCTTTTAATCGGGACCGCTTTCGGCCTGTCCGACGATTTCGTCCTGGGCCTGTTCCTGTGGCTGAATACGAATTATCTGGGGTTCCAGGGTCTGGCGGACGCGACGAAATCCGTAACCGGATATTCGCCCCCAGATATGTCGCCCGTCGATAAGCTAAAATCCCGTAAATTCTGGGTCGGCCTGATTGCGTCGGCCCTTTCCCTGGTCGCGATCCATTTCGGGATTTCGGAAGAAATCGCCGGGGAAATTATCCGCTGGATTTCGACCGCTTACCTGGGAAGCCAGGCCATTACGGACGCGTCCGGTTCGATAGGCCAGCGACTAGCCTGGGGAAAAGTCCCAGAACCTGGCCGGACAGGTTTACAGTAAAGTCGAACCCGGTTTTACTTTTCCCCCTGATCCTATGATGGAACGAAACGACATTCTGGAAGGCTGGACGACAGCCAGGGCTAACGCCCAGAAATGGCAAGCGGAACAGGATCGCCTGTTCCAGGCCCTGATCGAAACGACGGCCCCGGCCCCGGTTCGAAAAGCCCCGGTAATCGACCTGGTCGACCCCCCGGCCCTGGTCGCCCTTCCCGGCGAAAAACACCTGGCGGAATTCTACGGAAAACCCTGGGAGGACGAAACGATCCTGGACTGGTTTAACTGGCCAGTCGACGACGCGGTCCTTTACACCCGCGAAGGGGCGGACCTTATCGACAGGACCGGCGACGGCCTGGACGATCACCGCACCCATAAAAATCTGGTCGAAGCGTTACAGGACGCCCTGGCCATGATTTACGCGACCCTGGGGTCCGATCGGTTCCACGGGGAAGGCTGGCACGTTTACGGGGGTTCGTTTAATTACCGATCGAAAAAGCTGGGGAAATCCCTGTCGGTCCACGCTTACGGGGCCGCTGTTGATTTTAACCCGCACGAAAACCCGCTGTTTTCTGATACGTCGACATTTTCGGACGAATCGGTCGCGATTATGGAATCGTTCGGTTTCCTGTGGGGACCCAGGGCCTGGGGGATGCCTGGTTATGAAAACCCGAAACACCCTGGCCGGTATGTCGACGCGATGCATTTCCAGGCCGCGATCCCCTACGTTATCGAAGGGTCCTGGTATCACAAAAACGGCTGGCCGAAAAACGTCCGACTGTGGAACCCGACGTCCTGACAATATAATAAAACGACAGGCCCCGATCCGTAAATCGGGACGCCCTGGGGAAGTCCCCCAGGGCGTTTTTTATGATCTTTTGACAGGACCCCATTTTATAAAATGATTACGACCGCGACGCCCGACGACGACCAGACCGGCCCCCTGTCCACGGAGGACCGGAAACATTTCCTTATGAATAATCTGTTACAAATCGGGCTTAAATTTATCCTTATCGTTTTCCCTTTTGCTGTCGCCTGGGCGACCTGGGTAACGGCGGAAGTATTCATGGGGAAAAACAGCGACGACGACGTCCAGGACTTGAAAAAGAAACAGGCCACGATCGTCCAGGACGTCGCCCATATTCCAGTCGTCGACGAAAGGTTACGGTTTATATCCGAACAGCTGGGCGAAATTAAAAGCGACGTTCGCGAGTTAAAATCCCGCCCCTGATTCCCCCGAATTTTCCTTTACCCGCCCCCGATCGGTTCGTCCGTTCGGGGTTTTTTTGTGTCCAGTCGTCCGGGGTAATCCTTTTTTTTATTGCAAAAACTTTTAAAACCGTTTTAAATACCCGCGAACCTAAAAATATTAAGATGCCTAAACAAACAGATAAACCGACCCAGGCCCTGGTCCTGGCCGACGTCCCGAAAGTATTACTGGCCAGGGCGAAGCGGATCGCGGAAAGCCGGGACCCCCGACTGGATCGAAACGTATGGATCGCCCAGGCGATCCTGGAACGCGTCGACCAGGAAGAAAAGGCCCTGGGCCTGGCCCCGATCCCGGAAACCGAAACCGTCGCCGCTTAAGGGAAACTCCGAACCAAAAACCCGATATGGAAAAGAACGAAAACCCGCTAAGGGTCGCGATCGACTTAATAACCGGCCAGTGTTTCGACGAAACCGTCGACCTGATCCGAACGAAACTGGACCAGCCAGAACTGGCCCCCAGCGACATAAATCCGAACCTGTTCGCCGCTGTTATGTCGACCAGGCTGGACGCCATGAAAGCGACCGGAACCTTACCGATCCACTTCCGCGACGCCCTGGCCAGGGCGACGGCCCAGTCCGACCAGGAAGGGGGCCAGGTATGATTCGATTTCGAATTCCCCGAAACTGTTACGCCCTGGCCGAACCGGTCGAAATAATGGTTTTCTGTATGGCGTTCCTTACGGTCGTCGTTTTCACCCTTCCCGCGATCCTGGACGGCGACTGGGTCCCAGCTGGGTTCGGTTTACTTACCCTGGTCCTTATCCTGGTCGCGACGAAATTACGCGGCGGATACTGGACCCAAAAGCGGAAGGCCCAGTCGTTCGTCGAACTGGATACCCTTCGCCGGATATTCCCCCAGGGCCTGATCGGGGCCGACGTCCAGCGGGATTCGATCGCCGGGGTAATCCAGGAACCGATCCTGGAAGGTATGGGGTCCAGGCTTTTAATCCCCAGGGAACCAGGCGACGAAGTCCCCCTGGACCCGGAAACCAGATACTGGGGCGACATTACCAGCGGGTCCCGCCCTGGCCTGGGCCGTAAATATAGCGACCCCGAAATCCGTCGACGGATCGCCTGGTTAAGAGAGCATTCGACGACGGCCCAGTTAATCCTTAAGGAATACCTGGACGACGTCGAACAGGAACTGGACAATAAAACCCCGGAAGTATGAACCGAAAAAAACCGACTAAGTTTTACACGCCGGGAAGTCCGCTGGAAGGGGTAACGATCCCGTCCGGCTGGTTCGACCTGGACCTTAACGCGAAACGAAACGCCCTGGTCGCGAATGGTCTGGCCCATGATTTCGCGGAAGCGTCCAGCACCCTTTCGAAACATGGGGCCGCAGTACGCCGCGCCAGGAAGGAACGCGACGACCGAAACAAAAACCGACGAACCTGGTAAAACTTATGGCCGAACGAAAAAGCATTTTTACGAGGGGCGAACCGTCCTTTTCCCAGACCCGCGAAACTGTCGACGGCGAAGCTGGTCCCGACGTCCGCCTGGTTTCCAGCGAGGGGGACCGACTGGTCGCGGAAGCCCTGGGCGCAAAGGAAGCCCTGGTCCTGGCGAACGAATTCGGGGACCAGTCCATAATCGACCGCGCCCAGGATCATTACGACCAGGCTGTCGACGTCCTGACCGAATGGGAAAACGCGGCGGACGATCGGTTCCCCATGGGGGATATAGACCTGGATTATTTCCCGCTTTCGGACGCGGTCCGCCAGGGCGTTCGCGGGGAACTGACCCCCGAACAACAGGCCCAGCGACTGGACGACTGGAACGTATTCTGTCGGTTCGTTTTCCAGGACGGAATTAAAAGTCCCTGGGGGGCGTTTAAAAATTTCCTGGCTGTCGTTCGTCGGGTAAACCCCGGATTACTGGGCGACATGTCAGCGACCGAACTGGCCCAGGTCCTGGGCGAAACGAAGGCCGCGACGTCCGCCAGGGAAATCGCTTTTTTTGAAGATGCCTGTAAACGCCTGGGCGTTTCTGGATTCCATGGCCTGGGGGGAACTAAGTCCGAAAAAGCCAGGCGACGATCCCGGAAGGCCGCGAAGGGAAACACGAATCGACGGACAGGAACCCGGAAAAAGAAACAGGCCGCGAAGCGGAAAAACCCCGGCAAAAAATGAAACGCCGAACTTTCGTAAAGTCCCTGGCGTCCCTGGCGATCGCCCCGTCGATCGCCCCGTCGATCGCCCCAGCGTCGAACCCGATCGACGCGACGGGTTTCGCCCAGGCCCTGGCCGATTACCAGGCCGCTGTCCTTCGCGACGTCGCGACGGGTCTGGACGTCCCCTTCGACCTGTTACAGGTCCAGGCCGCTTCCCAGAAACTTTTAACATACCGACCGAATGAAAAGACGAACAAACCCAGCAAACCGACCGAATGGTCGAACCCCGGAAAAATCACGATCGACCGATCCACCGGCCCCGCGTCCGGCGATCCGGCTGGTTCCCCCGGAACCCCCGGCCCTGGTCCAGGAATGGCGGATCGGGATAACCCCGGCCAGAACCTTTCGGGTTCGCCGCGACGAACTGGGATTTTTCCAGACCCTAATCCTGGCCCTGGCCTTCCCGGTCGCCAGGATCGAAAACGGTAAGGCCGTCGACCGCTTCCAGAAAATTTAACCGAACCGAAAACCGAACTAATATTATGGATAACGAAACTTTTAAAAATCGCCTGGCGAACCTGTTCCCGAATCAGGCGACAGCGGCGACGGCCCTGGGGCTGTCGATCGACCAGGTAAAGAAAATGGCAAGCGGGGCGACCCCGATCCAGGGCGAACGCCAGGCCCTGGTCGAACGCGTTTTCCGCGAAGTCGAACGCGACTTATCGCTTAAACCAGCGGGAATCGTCCTGGTCGATATTGACCAGCTGGAAAACGACCCGACGAACTTCCGTTCGACCATGGACCCCGCGAAGCTGGACGAACTGGCCGACAGTATCGAAGTCCATGGGGTCCGCCAGAACCTGGAAGCCTACGAAACCCAGCCTGGCCTGGCCGGGGAAATGTATCTGGTTCCTGTCGGTAACCGTCGCCTGGCCGCGTCCAGGAAAGTCGTCGATCGACTGATAAATACCGACCCAGAACTGGCCGCGAAACGTCGCCTGGTTCCTGTCCGTATTCTGAAAACCCCGGAAGAAATCGAAACGGCGAAGGAAGTCCAGCTGGTCGAAAACTTACAACGGGAGGACATAAGCCCCGGCGACGAAGCCAGGGGGTTCGTATGGCTGTCGGAAAATAAGGGCCAGTCCCCAGCGGCGATCGCGAAACGGATCGGGGTATCGGCCAGGCTGGTTTCCCAGCGTATGACCATGATACGCGCCCCCCGGATCGCCCTGGAAGCCCTGGAAGCTGGAAAGATCGGGACGCGACACTGTGAAATTATCGGACGAATCCCGACCGAAGCGGACCGCAATAAGGCCGCGAAAATGATCCTTAAACCGAAAGGGCTGGATCGTCCGTTAAACAAACTGGAAACGATCGCCCTGGTTAAGTCCGAATTTATGGTCGGTTTACAGGACGCCCCGTTCGATCCTGAGGACGCGAAGCTGGACCCGAACGCGGGGGCCTGTGGTCCCTGTCCTTATCGAACGGCGAATATGGACGGCCTGGACGCGGAACTGTCGGAAGGCGGACGCGGGAAGGTTTCCGGGGGCGGGATTTCCCCCAGGGTCTGTACGAACCCGACCTGTTTCCGAAATAAGGCGGACCTGGCCTGGGGCCGCGAACGCGACAGGGCCGAACAGTCCGGCCAGGTCGTCCTGGACGACGACGAAGCGGCCAGGGTTTTCGCTGGCCCAGCTGGGGCCGTCGCGTTCGATTCGAAGCTGGTCCCCCTGGATTCGAAACCGACTTCGAAGGACGTCGGCCATTACGCGGACGAAAAAAACCCGACCTGGGACCAGGTCCTTAAAACTCACGGGTCGACGGTCGCCCCGATCCTGGCGCGACACCCCCAAACAGGGAAGCCTGTCGCCCTGGTCGATCGCGAAGCGATAAAAGACCTGGTTAAGGCGACGGCGAAGGAAAAGGGAAACGGGTCGACCCTGTTCGATAAGGCGGACGGCGACCAGAAAAAGAAACAGGACGCCCAGAAACGCGACCGCGAACAGAAAAAGAAAAAGCTGGAAACGGCCCTGGGGAACGCCGCTGGTCTGGCGAACCTGATCGCGACGAAACCCGAATCGGTTCCCGACGTCCTTAAGGCCCTGATCGGGGTAACCTGTTCGAACAGCGACGACGCGACGTTCGTCCTGGGACGCTGGCTGGAAATCCCGAACCTTAAGGGGAAACCCCAGCCTGTCGGGATCGTCGAATTTTTGGACGAAACGCCCTTCCAGTCCGTCGAAGCCCTGGTCGGGTATCTTACCGTCGCGGTCCTGGGGTCCGCGATCCGCTGGAACGGTATCGACGACCCGGACTTCCAGGACGTCGCCCAGCTGGTCGGTTTCACCCTTAACCCTTCGAACGATGAAAACTAAAGCTGGCTGGGGACTTTTGGAACTGAGTATGGAAGTCCTTAACGCTGTCCTGGACGACGATCGTTTCGCCTGGTCCCTGGTATCCCGCCAGGGGTCCAGCGGTCCGCGACAGGTAACGCCGGGGGCCAGGGGAAGGCCCCCAGTTTCGGGGGCCGCTTACCAGCGGGAAATCCTTCGATACGAAGGAACTGGGAAAACCCTTTTAAACATTCGATAAGCCATGGGGGACGGACCGAAAAAACATTACGACGCGAACGCTGTCCGCGAATTCGCCAGAAACGCCTGGGACGCGGTCCTTATGAGCCACGCCAGGGTAAACGGGTCGCTGTTACAGAATAAACATGGACCCTGCCCTGGATGCGGGGGCCGGGATCGTTTCCGGTTCGACGACCGCGACGGGACGGGTTCGTTTATTTGTTCCCAGGGCGGAGGCGGGATTCTATCCGGCGACGGGATCGAACTTTACGCCCATATTCAGGGAATCGACTGGGTCGACGCGGTAAACGAACTGGGCGAAAAGCTGATCCCCGACCAGGGGCGACAGTCCCGCCAGGGGTCGGGTCCTTCGACACCGAAACCGAACCCCCCGGCCCAGGCCCCCGAACGCGAAGTCCAGGGCGTCCTGTCCTTCGACCTGGATAAACTTCGACGTTTTTGTCGAATGGACCTGGGAACCGACGAAGCCTGGTTTTACGATCGGAACCCGATCGACCTGGAAGGAATCCAGACCCCCGAAGATTTCCTGGCCCAGGTTTATCGACCGGACGAAAGGGTCCTGGTTTTTACGAACTTTTTTTCCCAGGCCCAGTATCTGTTCGAACCTGGCCGGGGGGCGTTTATCCTGGGCCAGGCCCAGGGTATCCAGGCGAAGCGAGTCGACAGGCTTCCCGTCGACAATATGGAAGGGGTCTGGTTTTTGAACCAGCCAGTTTCGGGACAATGGAAACCGAACCCCAGGGGAAAGCGGGACGACCAGGGCGGGTTACCCTGGTCCCGGCGATCGAAGGAAAGCGTTACCGACTGGCGTTTCCTGATCCTGGAAAGCGACGACGCCCCCTTCGATTTATGGCTTAATTTCCTGGCGATCGTCCCCCTTCCGATCGTCGCGATTTATACCAGCGGGGTCCGGTCGATCCACGCCCTGGTAAAATTAGACGTCCATAGTAAGCCCGATTTCGACCTGGTAAGGCGTTCGATCCTTCCCCTGTTTTCGAAACTGGGGGCGGACCCTGGCGCATTGACAGCGATCCGTTTAACGAGGCTTCCAGGCTGTCGTCGACGGATCGTTACCTGTTCGAATTGCGGGAAAACGACGACAGCGAAAGCGAAGGCGTTCCAGTGCAAAAAATGCGAAACCTGGGTCCGTCCTGAGGATTCCAGCTGGGCGGACCAGAAACTTATTTATTTAAACCCTTCGCCGGACCCGTCCGGCCTTCCGATTTACCAGGGCGGAAACCAGATTGTAAAACCATGACCGAAGAAAATGAAGCGACCGACGACGGCCAGGACGAAGCCCATAAAATAGTAAGTCGCCTGGCCGACTTTTTCGACCAGGCCGACGTCCCGGTCCCGGACGACCTTAACGTCCGAACGGTTTACGTCGGACTTTCCAGCCAGGAACAGGCCGTCGAAATCGCGGGAATGTTACGGGGGAAAAAACAGCTATTCCGAAAGGGACACGACCTGGGAACGATCCACCCGAAAACCGGCGAATGGGAAAGTATGGACCAGGACCGGTTCGCGACCTGGTTACCGCTTACCGCTGGAATCTATCCTTACGCCGGGACGAATAAGAAAACCGGAAAACCGAAACCCTGTTCGTTCAAATCGGAAGATATGCGGCGGGTCCTTAGGTCCGACGAACTTCGAAACAGCGTTCCAGAAATCGTCGCGATAAACCAGGTTCGTTTACCTGTCTGGCGGGGCGAAGTGAAGGACCGAAAGCTGGACTGGTTACCGTTCGGGTATGATCCCGAATCTTTAATTTACACGGTTCGAAAATTCGATTACAACGTCGCCCCCGACGTCCACGAGTCGACGAAATACCTTCGCGACTTGCTTAAGTATTTCCCCATGGACGACCGAAGCGAGTCCGTACAAATCGCGGCCATGCTGTCCGTTTACTGTCGCGCCCTTTACGGGGGGCGTCCCCCGCTGTTCCTGTTAAACGGTAACCTTCCAGGGTCTGGAAAGTCCCGCCTGGGCGACCTGATCCTTACGCCCCACGGGGACGCGGGTAAGGCTGGATTCCACTGGCGCGACGCGAACGAAATCCGAAAGGAACTGGACGCGACCGCGTCCGAACTGGACCCTTACATAATGTTCGACGACGTCGTTTTACCTAAGGGAATGAAACTTCGAAACACGGACTTAAATCGCTGGCTTACGGCCAGGGTCTGGGAAGCCCGACAAATGCATACCCAGAAAAAAATCCGGGTTCCTGTTCATGCCGTTACGATAATGACCGGGACCCAGGTCGAACTGGACGACCATATCGGACGGCGATCGTTACTGGTCGACTTGCAAGCGAAACAGAAAGCGAAGGATCGCGTTTTACCCCCGGACGCGATCGTCCTGGACGACGATTTCCTGGACGACGAACGGATCGTCCGAAAGGTCCTGGAAGCCCTGGCGGGTCTGGTCCTGTGGTGGCAGGAAAACGCGTTCCCGGATTACCAGGGGCGTCCGTTACAATCGTTCGAAAACTGGTCGCGGGTAATCCCAGCGATCGTCCAGACCGGGGCGTATGGCGACTGTCTGGTCGTTCCTGAGGGGACTTTAAGCGGCGACGTCGATAACCGGGAATTCGAAATCCTGGTCCAGGCCCTGATCCGCGACTTTTGCGGCGGGGTCGACGAATCCTGGGTTTCCATGCTGGATATTATCAGGACGGCCAGATACGAAGGATTATTCCCGTCGATCCTGTTCGAACTGGAACAGATCGTCCGCGAACTGGATAATAAACGCGGCTGGGAATGGGACGAAACCTGGACCCCCATGACCGATATTCCCGATAATCTGAAAGCGAAACCGATCCACGCCTGGACCCTGGACGAAAAACAGGAATGGGCCTTAGAGCGGGAAGCGGACGACGAAGGGAAGCGTTACCAGGCCGCCGGCTGGACGGACCGGTCGATCGAAACGAAATGGGGGAACCACTTCCGAACGTATTCTGTCGTCGACCAGTGGTTTACCGATCCCCAGGGGGATTACTGGACTATGGAGAAGAAAAAGCGGAACCTGGGTTCGGGTTATCTTATTCGCCGCGTCCGCCCCGACGAACAGGAATAACGCCCCCCCGCCCCCCGCTGTCGGATAAGGCCCCCCCCCAGGGCCGCTCCCTA